CCGCCCGGTTGGGCGGTTCTTAATGATCATCCCTGATCGCTCTGAGTTTAACTCAGCAATATTAACGAGGTTCCATTATGGGCTATAGTCGTTATCGCGAAATTGTCAACCCCACTCTCGTGGGCGCTCACACAAATTACGTGAACGGGTCACCGGGAGGTGCGTCATTTCAGTTAGATGTGAAGAGGTTTTCCTCCAACATCTCTGACGTGGTCACACCCGGGTACCGAAGGCAGATAAGCGATGGTGCTATAATCAATAATGCATGCTCTATGCATGTCGATCTCCAGGAGGTCCAGGGGAATGGATACTATAAAGGTATCCGACATTCCACTGGCACCGTATACGAGGTATACGGGTCTGGATCCGTCACAGCTTGGCTTCAGTACTACACGGGGTTTACTTATTTGAATTCCCCGAGTATTAATGGCAGTCCTCTTGACGTAATAGCTAAGAATAAATCTATTAGCTATATCGATAATTCTCCATACGAGTTCGCTGAGGATATAGGGGAATTAAGGGAGACCGTCCGTTTTCTAAAGAATCCGGCAAAGTCTCTCCTCAAGTTCTCTAAGTCGTTTAACCGCGACGTTCTTAAACACATGCTTAAGAACGGACGACGAATTCGCTCCTTTGCATCCGCTTCTGCGGATCTCTGGTTAGAATATCGTTTCGCTGCTATACCGACTGTCAGGTCGATGGTCTCTATTGCAGAGGCTTATCATGACACTGACATCAAATATCCAAAGCGCCGCTCCGGTCGTGGCTTCCAAAAGAAGCAAAACGCCGGTAGTAGTGGTCTTTACGACCAGTACTGGGGGGGCCCTACTGTTCACTTTTATGTTAAGGATGAACAATGGGTCTCTTATAGGGCGGCAATCCTTTACCAGGTAGGAAACCCGGTAATTGATTTTCGTTACAAGTATGGGTTGAGGGCGCAAGATATACCTGAAACTGCGTGGAATTTATTGCCACTAAGCTTCATGGTAGATCGTGTAGTTGACATATCCTCTATGATACGAGGTGTGACCAACCTACTGCTCCCGAACCTTGAAATATTGGCCGGGTGCATCGTCGAAAAGAAACACTTGGAACGGTTCATTACCGCTGCAAGCATTTCTGACGGTGGTTGGGGTACTATTACCCTGACGCCAGATACGGTTCGTACTAAGACTTTCTTGTACGAACGTACTGTCTGGTCGCCTGGCCTCGCTGACACTGTACCGCCCCTCAATTTACAAGGGCTGTATAGCGACTCTACACGTGTTGCCGACCTTTTGGCGCTTAGCTATAAGCTGCTGACGGGCCGTCACACATAAAGAAATGAGGTATATTTATGCCAATCAATGGTGCTACGCCTATAGTAGGCGCAACTGCCTTTGTCGCCCCCACAGGTGGTTCAGCTGATACGCTGTCCGCCTTTGGGTCACTCTCTGAAATGAAGGCCGTATTTGACGGTGACACTGAAGTGCTCACCCAAAAATCGATCGACCTTTCAGTAAAGGACGCCAAAGTGAGCTCTTCTGCTCCCAATGGCTACACACAGGCTCGTCGTACTGCCTTACTCAAGTTTCCTTTGGAACTTGACAACGGAAACCGCACAGTTTGTACCGTGCAGGTTTCCCTGGCAGTGGACGTCGAAGCGACAGCCGCTGAAATAGCGGAATACATGTCCATCGCGTCCCAAGTCTGTGGGGATACCGACTTCGCAACCTTCTGGAAGTTGGGTACCCTAGAGTGATCCCCGTGAGGGTAATTCTACAATTTGGAGAACTCCTATGCAGAATAATGACAAAGTTAAGAAGCGTTCGCTCTTTAACCCGGATGACATCTCGACTCAGATCGATTCCGCTATCAGCCGTGACTACCGCCATCATTATTTGTTTGAACATTGTGATGACGATCATGGTGTTCGCGATGTGCGTACTGCTCATCAGCTAAATTCCGTACTTAAGCGGTACAAGAAGTTAGCAGTTGACCAAAGGCCACTCGAGTTAAAAGCATTCTCTACCTTTAAACAGGTTAATAGGAGAATGCGAGTTATGAATCACCTTCTGTCAAGGCGTCTTCCGACGTCCTGGCCTAGGGATGGTTCCTCTACTCACTCTCATGTTCTTTGGCAACGCGTTATGCTGTCGGCCAAGGCCCTAGTTAAACAGGTTCTTGGTCGTGCATCGCTCGAGGAAATTTTCGAGCTGTGCCAGCATGGCACTGGTTCCTCCTTGGATACGTCTTTTATAGATACATCCTTGGAGGCAAAAGTGTCTCGCGTTATCAGTACTACACCGCGTGCACGCCGTCTCTACTCTATGTACCTCCGGTGGGATTCCACCCACCGTGAGGCCATTATGCAACATAATGGCTATACTCCAATGGAGTCAGTACTTACAGAAGTTGACGGATCACGGGCTACAACAGTCGACAAGACAACTGACAAGCGTAGGATGATCGCTATTGAACCTACTGCAAATATGTATTTGCAGCAGGGGATCATGCTGTCCCTCTACGCTCGCTTGCGTCAGTTTGGCTTGGATGTTGGGAATCTCCCTGAACGGCATAGATCTTTGGTACGACGTGCCTCTCGTGACAATTCATTAGCCACGATTGACTTTACGTCCGCCTCCGACACTGTGTCGTTGGAGCTCGTTAAGTGGATCCTTCCACTTGATTGGTTCAGTCTGATCTATGATACACGCTGCGATTACATGTCTATCGACGGTAATCAGCAACGTCTTCATATGGTTAGTACTATGGGAAATGCGGTCACTTTTCCGCTTGAAACCCTTATTCTCTACGCACTTGCCTGTGCAACGCATTACCATAAAACAAAGCGTCACGCAAATCGTAGTTGTTTTATTGACTACGATTGTTATAAAGCGTGCTCCGTCTTTGGTGATGATTGCATAGTACCGAACGATTCGTCGATCTTCTTTATGAAGGTTTGCGAATCTGTGGGATTTATTGTTAATCATGATAAATCTTACTTCGGCAATGAGTACTTTCGAGAATCCTGTGGTAGCGATTGTTACCACGGGCACGACGTCCGACCTTATTCATTTAGGTCACCTCACAGTCTCAAAACCAGCGCTTTAGAACCATGGTTATATACAGTCTGGAACAATCATATTACGAAGTACATTCAGCACTTCGGTGATCTATCCTATGTATACGACATGGACCTCCATCGCGTTATGGTTAGGCTGTTTCGCAGGTTTAAACTTTTGGTTAAAGTTGTACCTGACGACTTTCCTGATGATGCAGGCCTCAAGATCGGTAACGATCTTTGGCGGTTTGCTGAGTGTTATCCCGAGGTAAGATTTTCTCGCCTCGTAAAGGACGACACCTGGCACGCTGTTCGGTTTCAGTACTGTCACTTCCGCTATGCGGAGAGCAAAGACTGGAACCCTAGCCTACGATATAGCGTGGAACTTAAAAAACTCCACAACCGATCATCTCCAAATTTGTCATACTTGGAGAAACTTCGTAATGAAGTTCGGCATCTATATCCCATTCGAAAGAAAGGAGGATACGTTGTAGCAACGAGTTGTTCTAGCTTGCTAGACATCTCCCTGACAAAGAAAAAGGTAAACTTTTCCTGAG